GAAGCAGCACCAATCGGTTACGCCAAAGGGATCAGGCACAACCGCGATTATCTCACCGACCTGTTGACCGTATACCGCAGTCTCAACAGTGGCCTGCGTGTTCAGGTAGTGGTGATAAACAGGGGGTGTTATCAACCGCGTGTACTTGCTGACAGGCACATAGGCCGCTAGGGGTGCATGGTCGTGGATAATTGACGCTGTGGCGGTACTGGTGATATATTGAAGCATGATCGTTTTGATGTCCTTTAGGGATAAGGCGGGGGAAGTATTCCAGTACTTCCCCCGCGCTGCTTATGGGTGTGAATTAACCTTTACGCCAAACCTACAACGTCTTTAAGACGCTGGATTTGACGCTCAAGATGTTCAATGTAACCAACTAACTCAATACTGCAACCCAATCCCTTTGCGACACCCTCCAATCTTTCGGCCTCGCGCTCATTGTCAATCTTCTGGACTGTTTCACGGTAAGCTCTTAACTCGTAGTAATACAATTCAAACCCCATCGTATCTTCAATATCCCAAGACGGATCGCCAAGCCAGTCAACTTTCAAATCGTGGATTTGTTTTGCTGTCTTAGGCTGCGCTTGTATTTCGTACATGTTTCCTGCTCCCTAATTGCTAACCTTACTATGAACTCAAGTATACTGCACAACCTTGCACTAGTCAATACCTTTGCAACCATCCCCCTATTGTTTAGGGGGATTATTCACAACTAATTCATAATTAGCCGGTGGGTTCCAGTACCTTATCCTCTGCGTGGCGATCCCGCACCACGTTTTTAGCTTCCTCAAGTGTAAGGTGGGGGCCGAGCTTGCCCGCTTCGATCAGCTTATTGATGCTGGCGTTCATGTGGTGTTCGTTGTTCTCGTAGATGTTAATCAGCGCCCATGCGGTTAAATCAGCTTTCTTGTGCTTAGGCGGTGGCTGCTGTGGGGCAGGGCTGCCCATTCGGCGCTCGGACGCTTCCTTATTACTGCCTAGCATCTTCTTAGCAGCATCAACCCCAATTGATTTGGCGATTCTGGCAATAACTTGATCTGTCCCATAGCCAGCGTTAGCCAGGGCGCGCCGGATGGCTACCGTTTCAATCTTTTTTAAGGTGGTGCTGTTGCCGTCAGGATTGGCGTGGGCGGTGGCTACCTTAACGTCATTGATCCAAACTTCGGCGCGAAAGATTGGCGGCTCAATTTGTACAAGGTCGGTGATGATACGACCTTCGCCCAGGGGATGCTCACTATAGAACCAATTGAGGGCGCTAGTACCTTTAAGAAAATCCTGCTGCACTTCGTTTCCATTCTTACCCTTAAACTTTAACTTAACGAGATGGTCAGCCGGATCAAAATTCGAGATATTACCGTTGTCAGTCATGAGGTTATTCCTTCCTTCGTTGCATAACGTTGATACAAGTATACTGCACAACGCTCTATGATGCAAGACTCTCTATTAATTTGATACAATTTTGTTGCAATATCTTGCTATATTATGTGGTTGTGCAGTACAATGGGTTTAAATCGGGTTAGAGGAAGGATACAAGAGGATGTTATTCAAGGTACGTTTGAGCGAGGCCATTAAAGGCACGAATCAGACCACTTATATAGTGGCGAAACATTCAGGAGTGACGTTCAACACCGTAAAGAAATACGCGGCTGGTACGGTTGAAACACCATATATTACCGGCGAGGTAGCGTTAATGTGTGAGTATTTGGGCTTAAACTGGCGTGATCCATCAGTAGTGGAAGTGGTCAAGACCGAGGACACGTCCGAGGGGCAATTGAAAACCCTTAACACTGCTGTGGCCTGAACTCCGCCAGCGTTAAGGGTTTCGTGAGAAATCCCGATATGGGAACGATTCGACAGGACACCGAATCGACGCTATTTAACAAACCTTAGCACCAAAACTTTATTTTGGCTAGTGACATCTATCCCATTTTTGCTACAACAACCTATCGTAATACTCTAGCTCGTAATATACCGTAACCTGTGAATTTTCGGTATGTTTTGAGTTAGAAAGTGTAATGACGTGTTGTTAGTAACGACATGTTGTGTTAATCTATATCTACGCTATGAAAGGAATGTTGATGCCGTGAGAAATCCCAAATACTTAAAGCAACCGCGCTTTAAGGTGAAGCTGGCAAGGTTTCATAAAGAGTCTGGAAAGAGTGCGTACCAGGTGGCAAAAGACACCGGCTTAAATTACGGTACAGTATCCGCCTGGACTAAAGAGGATCGAGAAGTAACGTTATTGCCGGATCACATTATAAAACTCATTGCTTATTATGGACTGGATTGGACAGACCCGGCAGTGATTGAGATCATCGAAGCATCAGAGCCACCGGATCAGGATAACACACCGGGGCAGGTTAAAACTCTTGTGGCTGGCGGTTACTAGGCCAAAGCAGCCACAAGAGTCCATAAGTGGGTTTGCCAGGTGGCAGACCATCATGCAGGTGTTATAGCGCAAATAACTTTTTTTATTACACACCTGTATGAACGCAACTTAACAATAACACTATACCTTTAAATCTTCCCATTGAATAGGAAAGATAGGGGGTTTGTAATTAAATTTACTGATTATTCAGCTTTAAACTTCAATAAAGTTATACATTAAGCCACAAGTAAGCTGACTCAAAAATAAAGATGTCCTCCGCGACGCTGTAACGTCCGAGGACAGTATGCTAAAAGGACTAGCACACATGACAACTGTATCAAAGGTTTGCGTTTCCTGCAAAACCGATCTTCCGCTATCTGATTTTTACTACCGCAACGGTAGGCCACATAGTTACTGCAAGCAGTGCATCAAAGTTTCATCCGCTCATCATCCCGCTATATCGCCACAAATCCCAAAAGAACAATCAGAAATCGCCGCCATTGATTACCTCAAGACGCATGGCGTTCCAAGTCTACCGGGAAAAGCGTTGAAGTATTCATGGGTTGACATCGTGGCGTTTGGTTGTATTCGCATCGAAGTCAAGTCATCGAAACTAATTACCGCAAAGCATCCATATTTCAAATGGACAGTTTCACAAACCCAGTTAGATCGCGGGATACTTGCTGACCTCATTATGCTGATGTGCCGATATGAGGATAAGACCACCTTCCATTTGTTCAAGCCAGACTGTCCAGCGTTTTACGATAACGGGATACGCAAAACAGGGTTTACATATCGACTTGGAGCAACGGCACCAATGAAGAGGCGGAATGGCAGACCCATCATGACAAAAACAATGATGGACGAAGGGTTAGATAGACTTTCATTGATCTACGATGAACTGCATCAGTACATCAATCAGATTAAATCGACTGCTTAAGATGGGAGCGCCCAAAAATAGGGCGCTCCCTCAAATAAAAAATATGTAATTAAAAGAATTATTTACTGTAACTATTCCTGTTCCTCGCTCATAGAACGTTTGTGTCTTCAAACATAAAAAGGTAAGGACATTAAAAATGGTTCAAAACTGGAAAGAAGGAAAGACAGAGGCAGATCGAAACGTGGTAGGGGCTGTGACCTATATGCGGCTTAAAGGGCTGCTGCAGCCGGTACGCCGCCCTGATGGTCAAATCGGCTATGGGTTGACCGATGAAGCCCGCGAGATGCTTAAAGCCATTAACAGCGAGAAGGGGAGTGATAACGATCATGGCCCAAAATAACGAAACCTTGATAGCAGCAGTCGAGGCGGCGTTGACAGCTAGCACGCCGGGCGAATGGTATGGATGCCATGATGGTAATTGCGTTTGTGGAACGATTAGTTCCTACGAACACGATTTCATGATAGCGCGTACCGAATTAAATCACTTCGAGGATGCACCGCAAAACGTACCAATGGAAGTGTATACAGCAAATGCGAAGTTCATTTTTCTCGCGCACAACACGCTACCCGCAATCCTCGAACGGTTGCGGGCGCTGGAGGCGGAGAACGCGCGGCTACTTGAGACTGTAGATACAATCTACGCTTTACTTCAAACCTTACCCATCGGCGGAACTTATACCGCTGCTCAACATGTGACAGTAGGTAAAGCCTACGACATAGCGCGGCAAACATTCGCAACCGTTTCCAGACCGATAGCAGCAAGCGAGGGTAACAACGATGTCACAGATAACCATCGCTGACCTTGACCGGCTGGCTGCACAGCACAGCACCGCGATAATACCGATTGAACCCGCGCCACGACCCACCGCGCCACCCATCACTAAACGCGACACGCGCCAGCGCATACTAGGCGCTATGAAGATTATGAACTTTTTATGCGGCGGTGATATGCGCGAGGAAATAGACAGCACCGATTTTCTGGTACGCCGGATTGATGTACTGGAAGCCCAACACCAGCAGTTACAGGCTGAAATTGCCGAATATCGCAAAGCACTAGCGGCTGTCGGTACGGTGCTGGAAATCCACGACAACCCATTTGAACTGAAACCCTCTAGCAAGTGGTCAAAGGCTGAATTGGGCCAGTGGATATTGAACGCGGGCGAGTCTATCCAGTGGGTGATGCAGCGGGCAGAAAACGCGCTCGATCCTAGACACGCGGTACCGATTGCGGCTGATCCAGAATGAACACCCTACCACGCACAACCACCTGGGAGGCGTTTACAGCCAACGTCAACAACCTACGCCGCGATTGGGCAACCGGAGCCTTGACCGCGACCTTCCGCAAGCGTGAGCTACAGGCCATTGTCAACGAAGATCAGGCTATTTTAGGCGGTGTTATAGGGCCGATCTTCATCCCACCCACAGCCAAAATAACGATTGTATGGGCGGTTAAATAACCAAAAAGGAAAGCGAGAATGAGAGGCACAAAGAACGCGCGAATAGTGACCGAATTAGGCTATGAAAAGAAGTGTTCAACCTGCGGCGACTTCTGGCCGGAGGACACCGAATTTTTTTATTGGAACGCGCCACAAAACCGCTATTACGCGGAGTGTATCGCCTGCTACAGCCAACGGCGCAAGAATGAACGGCTGGCACGTAAGCAGGGGCGGGCGGTCACACTGGTGGCAGCAGGGGCGCATTAGTTAATCAGGGAGCAAGGGAAATCATGAAAGTTATCACGTTACTGAACGAAAAAGGCGGTGTGGGCAAGACCACACTTGCCACGCACATAGCGGCAGGGCTGGCGATACGCGGCTGGCGTGTGGTGCTGGTCGATGCCGACGCACAAGGGCAAGCCAGCGCATTAATGGGACTGCCTAAAGAGGCTGGATTCTATAACCTGCTCGTGCGAGATGCCGAATGGAAGGAAGTTATTCGCTACGTATCGCCGGAGGTGTACAGCGCAACACCTGTTAAGGGCGAACTACACATCTTACCGGGCAACTCGGAAACAACCCTCATCAGCATCGCCAGACCGAACCCGTTTATCATCCGGCAGCGCATCACGGAGCTAGATGGTTTTGTTGATGTGGTCGTGTTCGATACCTCACCCGCGCCCAGCATGATCCATACCGCGATTTATATGGCGACTGATTCCGTACTCCTGCCCACAATCCCCGGCTACCTGGGCATTGATGGCATTGCCCACAGCATTATTCACCAAGACAACGCCAAATCAATTAGAGAGTCTGAGGGCATGGGCGAAATGAACCGACTGGGCATCATCCCCACGATGGTCCGCAATACAGTGGCGCACGATGCTGGCTTACAGCAGCTTATTAAAACGTTCAAGCGTAACCTGTGGCCCGCGATGCCCCAGCGCACGATATTCGAGGAAGCGGCTTTTAAAGGTCAATTGCTTTATCGGTACGCTCCACAGGATGAAACTACTACCGACATACTCGGCGCGTTAGTTGACCGCGTTGAGCTAGGAATAGGATTAAAACATGCACAAGTTTCGTGATTCAGCGCGTAATCCTTTGACGGAATCCATTTCCCCCGACGAACTAGACCAGAAGATATACGGCACCGTAGGCGGCAGCCTGGCACAACTGGACGTGGGGCGCGTGGTGGCCAAGCCCACACCCATTAATGAAATATGGCGCGATTTGAGCCAGCCGAGACGCGCTATCCCCGCCACCATAAGCATGAACGCAGACGGTAATCCTGCCCATGTTCCCGATATGCTGGCAAAGTGGAAAGCGGTAGCCGAAGCGAAAGCCCAACAATCCATAGACGTGATTAGATTGCTGAATAGCGAGGGTGATGGCTTCGAGGTTGAAACCTTCCCCCCGATTGCAAAAAGCTATGTGGAGCTTGTGCGGCTGGCTGCACACATCAAAGCCAACAAACTCGAACATCCGATCAGTATTATTGATTCTGATAGCAGGCTGATGATTGAAGCCGGTGAACGTCGCTGGCTGGCTTTCCACCTGTTAGCGCTCTACTTTGGCAAAGAGTTTGAAGCTATCCCAGCCATTAAAGCCGATGGCAAGAATTCGGTTTGGCGGCAAGCTGGCGAAAATACCCAACGCTCCCAATTAAACGCGGTCAGTATGGCGCGTCAATTCGCGCTGCTGCTGATGGAAACACTCCGTGACAAGGTTCCGTTTAAATCCTACGAGGATATTGTTGCAGGCGGTGTATCTGACCGACGCTTTTATGCTCAGGTAGCAGATGGTTTCCAGCATCGTATCCCACGCGGCAAGGGTGAAGCCATCCAGGGCGCAATGCACTTGAGTGAATCCCAATTGCGGCAATATCGCAAGCTGCTCAGGGTGACAGAAGATGAGGTCATTAATGACGCGCTGTGGGTGCGTGGCGATGTCGAAAACTGGCCTGAAACAGCGTTTCGTGATGTTGCTACCGTTACTACAGTAACGGTATCGGAAGTCATCAGCCGAGAAAATTGGACACTTGACGACCTGCGAGCATTGAAGGAATCACCCGCACCAAAATATGACTTTCCAGAACCTTTGGTGCCACCACGCCGCCCGGTCACAAGCGAATGGATGAATAAGCGCGTAGTGACCAAAGGCGGGCTATTTGGGACGGTTGTCAATGTCAATGGGGATTGGATTACTGTTACTCACGAGAACGGCGCACCACGCAAGAATTACAACTATGTTGAGCTGACCATCACGGGCGAACGGATGGGCGCACTACCGAATATACCAGCACCACGACCCGCGCCGGTTAAGCCATCATTCTCAATTGGCGATCAGGTTATAACGGCATTTGGAATTATCCTGACCGTTCAAGGTTTTGAGAACGAAGGCCATTTAACGCTGGTCAATTCCCCCACCAATAAGCAGTGGCGCACAGTCAACACCGCCGAACTCAAACGCTATATGCCACCGGCAGTCATCGACATTGACGACCCCGACGAAGATGCAGACACCGAAGCCTACGAGCCGCTGACGTTGGCAAATCGCCCCTGGAGCGAGGGCAGCGGTGTAGCAGGTGGAAATAAGTATCTGGATAACGTACCAGCCGTTGACCGCACCGAACTCGCCATACCAGCCAGCAGCAAAGACGCGCAGCTCTTATTAGCATATCGCGCTTCGGCTGTCTTGATTGACGACTCGGCAACCTGCCAACTGATTGACACCTTGCTATCCACGCCGATTGAAACATTAACCGACATGGAGCGTGAGAGCAGCTTAGCCGACCTGCTGAATGATTACCATCAGCGCATGATACAGGCTAAAGAACGTGAGGCGGAAGAATTCACAGCGGTACTTCGCCGGATTGACGAAAAAGTAATGTCGAGGTTGGAGAAATAGTCATGATACCAAAAGGCAATTCGACGGGGCTTATGATCGACCAGCTAATGCTTCAATGGTACGACTCCAAGCTTACTATCCTTGATGCTAGTGGCTATCCACTTGATGACCATTCGGCAAAGCAAGTGATTGCCAATTTAATAGAATCATACCCTTTGCCTGGTTTTGTCTATATCGCTGAAAAGCACGAGGACACTAGAACCATCTTCAAGATAGGTATAACAGGGCAGGAAATCACCTCCAGGCTTCGCCAGATTCGTTCTGATGAAGGCGATTCGTCTATCACTATAGTTCATACCATTCCTTGTAAAACAATGGATAAGGCGCGGTTATTGGAACGCTGGTTCCACCGACGCTTTAGCGCTCGAAATATACGCGGCGAATGGTTCGACCTACGTCAAAATGAAATCGACTGGATATTTGCACTTGAGGCTTCGCCGGTTGATTTAAGTGATAAGGCGTTATTCCCGATTGGAACTCCTCAGTCAGCTATTGTGTTGAGTTTTCATGCTATGGCACTTGCCACAAGGCAAACCGACCTAATTCAATCTGCTGACAATTTATTGGGATTAACTGTTGAGAAAATCCACAGCCTGCATTTCTTCGGAGAATTGGGAGATTTTCTTGACTCAACCATGACCACTGTGCGGCAGCTAATCAATGGCGATCAGCAAGATTTTGAAATGCTCTTGTATTACGTCGCTAGTATTGCCGATTTGAAATGGACCCCACCCATTAAAAATAACCTATAGCAAAGTCTTGCACGTTTCAAGACTTTGCATTATAATTCATTCAACGTTATGCAGTAGAAAGGAGGATAAGCAACATGGGAACAAAGCAATATTTCATCAAGCGCGATTGTTCCGACCACGACCTAGAGAAGTTTGAGGCGGATGGCTGGACGCGGGAATTTATGCAGTTTACGACTGATGCCCGCCTGCATGTGGTGTTTGTACGCGACTGCCCACCGACACCCAGCAAACAGCCGTTTGTAGGGACGGTCATGGCAGTGGAGCCGGTTCGCAGCGTGGCATACACCCACAACCGCGCTAAACGGGGCGATACAAGGCCGGTCACAATGCCGCTGGTTGATCCAGTCATGGAACTGGCCTTACAACGTTCTAAAGCCGTTTATAACACGGTTCTAGCCGATGGTGAGTCAATGATAAGTCAAGCATCCAAAGCGTTTAAAAAGGGGGTTTAGATGGAACAGTATTACACGCAGGAAGATGTACAGGAAACGCCGAATCAGGCGCTTGAGAACTTTACAGCCACCGCGAACAGCCTGGCAAATGTGGTGCCGGAAGTGGCAATAGCGCTGAATGAGGCAGGGGCGGCGTTGGGCGAATTGTACGCCAAAGCGGAAGCAGCCGGGGATACCAGCGCTATGCAAAACATCAGCCTGGCATGGACGCGGGCGGAAGAAATCGCTAACCAGACGGTACAGCTCGACGCGGCACGACAGGCGGCAATCGCAGCCATCAGCACCATTAACGATGAACGACTGAAGGTGTCCGAACTGTATGACGGTGTGATTGATGCCATCTACGACCAGGACGAAACACACCCAGAACTCAAGGACTTTGCCCAGGCCATCCGTTATGACCATGAAGCGCTCATGATGGAACAGGCCGAGGAAATAGCGCTGGAATATGCCACTGAGGTGACGTGGGAGCAGGTACACGAAAGTATTACACGGGTGACGAAATGCACCTGGCAGCAGGTCAATAAGTTTCTATATGTCCTACAGGGTGATGATGCCATGAGCGACATTAACGCGGCGTTACTGAAGGAACTGATCGAACATCTTGATTAAGCACGAAGCACTATAAAAACAAACACCCGCGTTAGGCGACGTGGGTGTTTCGGGTAAAAACAATATAACGTAATTAAGGAGAGTATACCGTGATTGGTGATTCTATGCAACCGTCTGTTTTTGGTGGCTCAATAATTAAGCCGACTGATGAGAATAAATTCTTACGTTGGCTTCCTGCCCTTGAGGATGAAATAGGCGACAAACCCGCCAGGCTGCTGCTGCAATTGGATTATTGGATTCGCATCGGCAAAAACCTTGTGGATGGTAAGTGGTGGACTTACCAAAGTATCCGCGACATACAGGAAAAGGCGTTCAAAGGGTGGGGCGTGGCGACCATCAACCGCACCATCAAGCAGCTTGAAGCGCTCGAACTCATTGAGATCAGCAACTACAACAAAGTCAAGTATGACAGAACCCGATGGTTTGCGATCAATCCGGTGGGCATCGGGCGCTTAAAGTCGATTGCTTTAGATCAAATTGGAACGGATACAGCGCAGGATGGAACACGATCAGATCAAATTGGAACAGCATCAAATCAAAACGGAACGACAATACCATTGATTACTACAGAGAATTCTTCAAAGAATTCTACAGAGATTCAAACAACAACACCCGCGCCAGATGTTGTTGTTGTTTCCACCCACATGACCGATCCAGAAATAATTTCACCTTTAAAGCCCAATGCAGCCATTACAGCGCCAAAGGTGACAACAGCGCCCAACGAACCGAACGACATCCAAGAACACGACCCGCAGCCAGCCAGCCCCGCCCACCCAGTTCCGGCGCACCCTCCCACCCCACCGCTTGATTGGCAGGGCGATGATTGCGCCGAAGTGCCGGAGGATTTACGTAAATTCTTTAACCTATCGCGTCCCGGCTGGCTTGAGATGTTTATCGCTGAACACGGCTTAAAGGCCATTTACAGCGAGATTGCGCGTGTGAGGGATACCACCACCGCTAACAATCCGCCTGGGATGGTCATCACCAACCTGCAAAGGGCATCAGCCGAGCGCTGGTCGTGGCCTGTGGATACGTACAAGCCGAACGCGATTACAGCACATGATGACTGGATGGCAAAGTTTAACACCAGCAAGTACCGCGATTTTATAGAAAGCTAACTAGGAGTGATCTATGGGCGCATCACGACAGGGGCAACGCAACGGGCGCAGACTACGCCGGGCCAGACGTAGAGGGCACATGATCCCGGCAGAGGCCACCAAGCTTAGCACCCGGACGCGGGTACACGGGGCAGGGTGGCTGATTACGAAGTCAGTCACACGGTTTCACAGGCGGGAACGGTATTGGCAGGACGCAACAAAATACTATCTATGGGGTGGTGAATGATGGGACGCAATAAGACAGAGGGCGCTAAAAACATCGTGCGGCAGATCGACCAGCCGCGATTCCAGCGGGTATGGTTCACGCGGGGCGATACACGGTTACAGATACTTATCTCAAACGCCTCTTACGATAAGGTGGTGGCAGGCTTTGAAAGTCGTGGATTTAAGAGCAGCAAGTATGGGGAAGGGTAGGGGGATGTTACCTAAAACCCGCGAATACAGGGTGTTAAACCTGCTCAAGCGACCATCGAAGCGCGGCGGCTTCACCCTCCGTCAAATTGTCGTTCGCAAGCTGCTGGTTGAGTATCCAGCAGCACAGCGCGTCCGGTTTGCTGGCAAGTGTCCAGACTGCAAAAGCAAAAACTCTTTTGTAAGTTTTCAGTTTGCAGAGGACATCGGCACGAATGACGCGGGGTGGGAACATTGTGGTTATTTCTGTGCATCGTGCAAGTGGGGTAATGCAGGCAGTAGGCTCGTGGTGACACGCTGAATGATTGACCTGCTCGAACGTGCGCCGGATGGCTGGCAAACCTTTGAACCGCCAGGGCATCCGGCAAGCATCCACTTTTACTACGGTGTGCAGGCTGGCAAAACCAACACGCTGCCGATGGGTGCTTACTTCGCGGTGGTTTATTCGCCTAACGTCTACGTGGGGGATGAATCGCCGCTGCATCCCTGGCATTACAGCGTGTTCGAGGTGTGCTTGTACCAGTACAGGCCAGATAGACCACTCGAACGCAGCTATAAGGCTTTAGGCGCGAAACGGCACACCCTGAGCCGGTTTGAAGTGGCGCATTTTGTAACGTTATGGGCAAAGGTTAGGAAAGGGGGCAAGGATGAATAAAGCCGACTTAGAAGCCGATTACATGCTAAATTGCAAGCGCACCATCTGGTTAGCCGAAAACGTTGAGGATGCTTTACTAGAGCGCATCACAGCCCAAATGTATTATTTGAGAGCATCCAGCACCGAGCCAATACACCTATACGTGCGGAGTGATGGCGGCGATTCTCGCACCGGCATGGCGCTTGTGAACATGATCCGGTGGGATGGCAATATACACGGCTGGCTGATTGGTGACACGGCATCCAGCGCGGCTACCATATGGGCGGCGTGTGCCAAGCGCTATGTGTTTGCAAATGTCCGCATGGGCATCCATCCGGTGACGTGGCAGGAGAACATGTCAAAGTATGACGGTGCAAAACTCACTAAATTAACGGAAGAATTCACCAAGATTGATGAACGCCAATGCGCCATTTATACCGCAGCTAGCAACAAAGACTTTGCATGGTGGTGGGAACGGTACAATCAGGCCGGTGATGTGAAATGGTTAGACGCTCAAGAACTCATCAGCATCGGCATGGCGCAGCCTGCACAGGAAGGTATGAAGTGAACCCACCGGAGCAGCACACCCGCGAATCTGAATTGATGGTTGAGAAGGTGGCGCTAATCCATCAGCTATCCATCCTTGAAGCGGCGGTATGTGATAAGACCAGCCGACTCAAGGCGATTAGGCAGGAACTACGTGTTATCCGTGAGGCAGAAAAGACCCTCGAACAAAAAACAGACCAAACGGTCTGAAATGTGCTAGAATAGTTATAAAATAACTATCGAATGGATGCCACCATGATAACAGAGAGGGAAGCGCACTACAGACAGATTGAGCAGGCAATGGTACAGGTACAGCGCAGCAAGTGGCGCGGCATCCTGCCCATTGAGGTTTTGGCGTTTTTAGATGTTGACCTGACCGAACGGCAAATAACAGCGGATATGGATTCGTTAGTGAAGGCCGGGCGGCTGGTCAAGGTGGGCAGGGGTGAAGCGCGGGGTTACAGGCTGGCAACGGGCAGCCAGAGGGCAGCACACGCTTTCAAGGTGGGCCGTGTACCGCGTGGGGATGTGGTTACAAGCGAGTACACTGAGTTAGTCTATCAGGCCATCGAAATCGCGGTGGGGAAGGCGTATAGGGATTTAAAGCGCGGTGTGTTACCACGCGACATCCAGGCGCGTTTACCCTATGACCGCGCCGAAGGATCATTACGCCGTGACTGCTGGGCGATGAGTCAGGCGGGGCGATTGGTGCGGATCAGTGGAGCAGGCGCACGACAGGGCTACAGACTGCCGTTTCCAGTGGAGCGCATCGCCTTTAGTATGAATCGCGGTATGTGGCCTCATGGGACGGAACAGGTGGTGACGTGGGTGTAGTGGTGCGATCAGTCAACGCACACTATTTATCATGAGTTCGCATAGTGGAGTAAGTGACCGCGCAAACAAGACCGCCAGTGATTGACGGTTTTAAGGGTTTTGATAGTTCTATGGGAAAGAATCAACAACGCTACTCAATCGCAGATGTACGCATGGCAATGGACGAAGTAGGGCCATCAATCGCAGCCATATCCAGACGGTTAGACTGTGCAACTGGCACCGTTTATTCATACCTCAAACGGTTTCCTGAACTGATGACCCGCTTTGAAGCGCTCAAGGGTGGTCAGGTGGAATCGCAGCCCCAATTCCCCTATGAACTATTTGAGAAGGCCATTAAAGGCAGCCGGGGCATTAAAGCCGCGATTGTGCAGCGTGTCGGCTGTACACGTCCCACGCTTGAGAACGCGATACAACGCTGGCCTGATCTGGGTGTCATGATTGAGGATGAGCGCAGCAGCATCGTGGACTTTGCCGAAAGTAAGCTGCTTAAGGCGCTGGATGCTGACGACATGCGGGCAATCGTATTCACCCTTGAAACATTGGGTAAGAATCGCGGCTGGTCAAAGCGTACCGAGGTGACAGGCCGCGACGGTGGGGCGCTGCTCGACATCCCGCCCGACCTCATCCGACAAATTGAGGCTATGGGATTGAACCTTGTGGAAGTGCTTAGGAACTTTGTAGCCATGACACCACCGGAGGCCGGATAAGTGGCAATTCTAATCTGTTTTGAGGGAGAAAATAGCCGATTTGTGCTATAATTAAATACAAATAGATGCACCCGCGCTACTTCAAATAGCCGGGTGCGTGTGCAGTCTAATAAGGAGACTACCATGATTGATTGTATCACGGTTGAAGTATGGCGTGATGTACACGGTTTTGAAGGTCAGTATCAGGTTAGTAATTACGGACGTGTCAAGCGGATTGGAAAAGGGCAGGGCGTTCAACCGAATAGAATTAAGAGACTTACAAATCACAATTCGGGTTATCTATCGGTAGCCTTTTCAAGAAACAATATCCCTTACTGCTACCTTGTTCACCGTCTAGTTGCTCATGCCTTTCTTGGTGAGGTTGATGGACTAGACATTAACCATATTAACGGCAATAAGCACGACAACATGTTAAACAATCTAGAGATTGTAAGTCGTCAAGAAAACATTGACCATGCAATTAAGTTGGGATTGATAAATACCAGAGGCGAGATGAATTCTCAATGTAAATTGACTTGGGAGCAGGTAAACGAAATTCGCTCCCGATATATTTACAGAGTATGTAGTTATGGAATACTTGCCGCTGATTATGGCGTTGATGCTGGAACGATCAGAAATGTGATTAAGCGGATTACTTGGAACAATGAGCCGGATAGACAAGGGACTCCATAACATGCCACCTAAAACACAAGGCCGCCCACCCGCCCGCCCACCGGCTACCGCTTACGACTACCGCAAGCACATCACGCTTGTGCAGGTGTTAGCATCCGAGAACGTTGAGACCAACATACGCGCGCTGGCTGATGCGTGGGGTGTGGCGATAGTGGAGGATCGAAGCGACCCACCGTTCAGGCCGATGTCGCTCAAGCTCACGGTGGCAGCGTTGGCACAGTACGCGATTGAACAAAGTAAAAATAACGAGGTGTAATATGCAGTCACAAGAGTACTTGGTTGCCCATAGCCGTATGATGGACTTGGAAGCCGAAAACGCCCGCCTGCTGGCACAGGTCGAAGAATTGCAGGGGGATGTTAGCCGGTTGACCATTGAGAATGAGCAGTTAAAGGCAGGGCCAGCGGTTGAAGTGCCAGCCGACGAACCCACCGAAAAGCCCGCGAAGAAATCTCGCAAGTAACATGCCTATATTCATCCTATGGGCTATTGACTACCGCCGATCTGATGTGATCGGGGTATTTGATAGCCTTGAGAAAGCTAAAGCGATAGCCGAAATGGATATGCGTCAATGGTTCGGCGGTGTCCTGCCTCAGTGGGTAGATGACTCCGATGCACACGAATGGACGTATGGCGATGAATTCTACAGCTACCACATCCGTCAAGTAAAAATGAATAGTCCTATCTGATGACCACAGCGGAGGCGGCTTTCGCAGCCAGGCTCTACGAACGGGTATACGGAACGCCTCCGCCCGCGCCTAAACAGTGGGCTATTGTGGTGCATGAGCAGGCTACAGAACCACCGTTTTATCCCATGTACACGGTAGACCGTGACGAAAAGATTGTGGACCTGTACTTACACGAAGGGCAGCGCCGGATGTGGGAAAGCAACCGGCGCTTTGTGTTTATGATTGCGGGCAAACAGTCTGGCAAAACCACAGCAGGCCCATTGTGGCTGCTGCGTGAAATCCTCAAACATGGCGCGGGTGATTACCTAGCAGTCAGCGCCACAGCCGACCTATTCATCCTCAAGATGCTGCCCGCGCTCAAACAATTCTTTGTGAATGACCTCGGCATTGCCCGCTATTGGGCAGGGGATAGGGTGCTGGAACTGTGCGACTTGACCACCGGCAAGTTTGGCGCGGTGACAGCCAGCGACCACGAAAAGATGCACAGTCGCATTATCCTCAGAACCGCCGAAAGTGAAGCCGGTATGCAGTCAGCCAGTGGTAAGGCCGCGTGGCTGGATGAACCGGGCTTATATAAGGCATCGGTATACAAGGACATACGCGGGCGCTTGTCGTTGGCTGCTGGGCCGATCCTCGGCACGACCACACCCTACGAAATGAATTGGCTCAAGAAAGAAATCTACGACCCCTGGGAAAAGGGCGATCCAGAGATTGACGTGATTAACTTCGTGTCCACCGTCAATCCGCTATTCTCCCAGGCCGAGTATGACAGCTTAGAACGCACCATGCAGCCGTATCAATTCGCGCTCGACTACAAAGGTTCATTTGGCAGACCACCCGCAGCCATCTATGAGGATTTTGTGGATGCGCTTCGTGAGGACGGAGGCCATAAGGTGCGCCGGTTTATCATCCCGCAGGAATGGCCGCGCATGGTGGCGGTTGACCCTGGCATCGTCAACCCTGGCAAAATATGGGTGGCGCATGATGTGGTCAAGGATGAATTTTACATCTACCGCGCCGAAAAGGGCGGGATTCGGCGCGATGCCAAACAACATGCCCGTGATGATGTCAAGACAGCCAAAGAGGGCAGTGAGCGCGTTATATGGTGGGCTGTCGGTGCAAAGTCTGAAAAGTACTGGCGTGAGGATTACACCAGCGAGGGCGCAAAACCCTGCCGTGAGCCGGATTCAATGGACGTGGAAGAAGGTATAGACCGCATGACGCGGCTTATTAAGCAGCACCGGCTGTTTATCATGGATGACCTTCGGCCCCTGATTGATGAAATGATGAGTTATTCACGCGAGATCAAAAACGGTGAAGTCACCAAGAATATAAAAGACAAAGCGACATTTCATCTAATGGATGCCTGTCGCTATTTTGCTATGCAAGTGGTCAAGAAGCGCTCAGAATGGCGCATTGAGGATAAGGTGGGGAAGTATGCCTAGTTTATTAAACGCGATTGCCATGAAGCTCTATAGTCAAGGGCTGGTTACTTCGTGGTGGGAGGGTGAGGTTATCGCCCAGGGTGATTTAGTCAAACTGTACCGCGATTACTATGACGGTTATCAGCGGATGCAGCTCACCACTGAAATGAAGGCCATGCTCAATATCAGCGATGAACGCCTCCAGCGCTACAACGCAAACTATTGTGAGCTGATTATAGGTTCAATGGCTGACCGGCTGACCATAGACCGATTCGAGGCCAGCGCCACCACCACGAAGCTAGGCGCTAAGGTGATGCAGATGGCACAAACCGCCGATATGAACCTGTTAGGCCAGCCCGCGCAAGACATCCCCGATCCTGCTGGCCCATCCCCTATGAACGCAGCCGGGGCGGACATGGCACAGCAGTGGATCAATGACCTGCTCGACTCGAACCGCTTTGATGCCCTGCAAATCGACATCCGTGAGGCCGTGTTGCGGGATGGTGAGACCTACATCATGAGCCATTACGATGACGACGAAGGCCAGATTTGTTGGGCGCATGAACTGGCCTATAACGGTGATGTGGGGATGCTGGTCGTGTATGAGCGCGGTGGGGATGATATCGCGGCGGCGGTCAAAATCTGGTACGACAGCCCGCAAACGCAGGAGCAGATACAGGCGGGCGAAACAGCCACCAGCTTGTATATGCGCGTCAATATCTACTATCCTGACCGCACCGAGAAATACTTTTCAGTGGATGGCATGAGGCTGATTGCGCTGGATATGCCCATTGAGGAATTATCCACCGTCCGCAATGGTCAAGCGCCAGGTGTGCCGGTGGTCGTGTTCAGCAATAAGAACGGCGTGTCTGAACTGGTGAACATTATCCCCTTGCAAGACTCGCTTAACAGCGCCCTGGTGGATTTGGTCATGGCAGGCCGCTTGACCGCGTTTAGCATCGTGCTGGCTGTGAACTTGAGTGTTCCCCAGGGCATTACGCCGGGGATGACCATCACCAAGAACGTCACCGATGCCAGCGGGAATGTGTTGGTGCCGCAATCGCCGGAGGAAGCCAGTCAGCTTGCCACCTGGCTCAACTCGGCACGGTTGGAACGCTTAGAGGCAGGCGATTTATCCCAAATCATTGCGGGGATTGAACTCATCATCAACCAAATCGGTGTTATATCCTCTACACCCTTGCCCGGTCAAATGGGCGGTGATGCGACCAGCGGCGAAGCCCTGAAACAGCGGGATGTAAGGTTGCTGGGCAAACTGAACCGCGCTCAGGTGCAGCTCGGCAATAGCTGGGAAGATGCTATATGGCTGGCAGCGCTGCAATATACGCTTTTTAGTGGCAGCACCGCGCCGGAGATAGGGCATCTGGACACACGCTGGAAGTCTGCCGAGATGCGCAACGATACGGACGTTTTAGCCTTATTCAAACTGTTGAATGATGCGGGCTATGAACGCGCTGCACTACGAGCGCTGGGGCAGTCAGGGCTTGCCAGCTACAGCGAGGCCGATATAGATAAGATGATGGCAGAGAAGGCCAAAGACGTGCAGGGTAAGATGCAGAACGCTTTCGGCAACGCGCCGGATTTTACCGCTTTCAACCCGCCGACCATCAGCACGACCACGCGCAACCCATTACAACTGGCAACGGGCTGATTGTGCGTTGAGGGTAGGGCAGGGGTGCATACTAGCGGCATTGGCTGGTTTCGCGGGTGCGAATTCTGCTGGGAGCAGTTAATAGGTGGTTCGATACCATCACCAGCCACACATTAACAATCGGGGCGGTAGTGCGAAAAGCTCTTCGGCAAATCTGAGCCATGTGGCAACAAGAGGCGGGATGGAGTGAGCCAAGACCTTAAAGAGCTTACAGGCTGTCGGCGGTAAGCCACCCCACAATTAACAATCGGGGCGGTTCGCGGTAGTTCATGAGGCCGGTGCGAAAGATAACCGGAGGATGGAACGGGATAACCTTAATGGCCTACAACCGACGCAGTAGGCCACCCCACAGAAAACAAACACCGGATTAATCCGGTGTTTTTATTTCTTCTGGCGAGTCAACAAATCGGGGTAAATTATGTCAGAAAATATGTTGCGCTATTTCCCGACCACAGCCGGCATTATTGCAGGCGTGATGGTGAAGTGCCAGCTAGCAGGCTTCACACCCTTGCGAGTGGAGCGCACATACAGCAGCTTACCATCATCCGACTGGCCGACGATTACGCCAGTGTGGGCAATCAGGTTATGATCGACGTAGGTGACGGGCTGACCGTCATGTGTACTAGGTTTCATGCCCCCATTATAGCAGGGCGCAGGGTGAGAACGAACAGGCTATCGACTAATAAAATAAATATCACTTGGAATTGGTTGCCCTACCACAATATACCATTGCAACTGATGGAAATTGATTACATTTGGGGAGGGCGCACGAGCAGCCACCACACAACCGTTTTCCAGTTTGCCATAGTAAGACCAGTGGCGAATCCGTTTACCGGATGGAATAAAAAAGTCTAGTAATGTGGCTCGTGTAACGGTGATGTTCTGTAATGATGCGCGGCGCTGCTGATCGCCTTCCATTAGCACGTTCTCAACACGAATAGGCGGGTTAAAGTAAATAGCTTTAGCCATCACGCCCCGCCTTCGTCGCCAGCGAGGACGGCGGCTGCTTGCTTAAAATCACTTAACTTTAAATGAAGCCCATGCATGTGATAATCGAAGTCCTCAACGTTTCCAAGTCGTTCGATAATTTCTAGCGACTTACCAGAACTAGCAAACGGCTCCAACGCCGCCCGCAACCGCGCCACCTGCTCGCGGGCTGCCGCGAGGTCGGCTTGCTGCTTGCGTAGGTACTTACCAGCGCGTTCGGTCACAATCCCGCGTGTATCGGTGCGGTGCTGCTGCCAAGATTGCCAAGTTAAGCCGTTAGCGACTAATTCAAGACACGCCAATGCACCGTCAAAGCCGAAAGCCCATTCGAGTTCTTGCTGTCCTACGGGCGCAATAAGCTGGCCTAATATCTTTTGACGTTCTCGGATAGCCTTCTCAATGCCTGGGCGGAACGCATCTGCCAATGTTGTAGGGTCTTGCCCCTGTGATTTTAGATAGTCGTTTATTTCCTGTTGAGTGATAGGCGCTTCGCTCCCTGCCTCCGGCTTCGCGCTGTCGGCTTGCGCTTCGTTGGCTGTTTTGTGCAGCCGTATGAGTGCGTCTACTGCCTGCTTAGGTGTGTTTGAAAACATATTGTCGTTCATCTTCCCTACTCCTTTATATATCGCCTAGAATAACTTCCCTGTCATTTCTTGAGCCTGTTTGATCTTATCCGCCTCAACCTGCTCGGCGGTGCGCACATCCTCCACGACCATCCCCAATTTACCACTTGAGAGGGCCATGCGCGGGTTAGCATGGACACCGAACTGTGCAAGCTCGGATTGTGCGAACATATCCATCTGTGCGGGCTTTGCCTGTTTGCTGCTGATGGTCTTGGCTGCTGTGTCGCTGAAAAGTGATAATTGTGTGGTCATGGTCGGTTAGTCCTTTATGAATTAGCCTTCAGTAATTTCTTTGCCGATAACCAAGTAACCATAGTCATCTGTAACCATTACCCAATTATCGTAACGGCTCGGTTGACGTTCCCATTCTGCATCATCCGATTCAAGGCGCTCAGCTTCGATTCGCAGTTCGCCAGCACTATCGACAATCTTTGTAACCCATCCATCATATTGCGGGATGTTGGATTGCATATCTTTCAATGTAACTAACGTGTCGATGTCGTTGAAAAGATCGGATGTGATTTGGAATTTAGATGTCATTTTTTCTTCCCCTGTTTGTGTATCTGACTATGAATAACAGTATAGTTCACAACTATGCAATAGTCAAGAGGTTTGCACTATATCCCCTCAAAATTAGGGGGATGGGGGCAGGGCTAGTCTATACGACCTAAGACCCGTAAGAATTCTTCACGCTTGGCTTTGCGGGCGGCTTCCGTCATGACACCTTGCGAGTATCCACCTAACGCGGCATTAGACAGGCTTCCGGCTTCGCTGCTGGTCGTGGTGTACACAATGGCGAGGTAATTACCGTTCGCGGCTTCGGTCAAGCGGCGGTACTGAGCATCAGTGAGTTTAATCCCGCCGATGTCAGCCGTTTTGAGGATGGCTTTTGCTTGCGTGGCGTATTGGCTATTCATGAGCTTCTCGACAGCCGCGCCCGAAACATTCACGCCATTTTCGGCGGCTTGTTCCTGCACTAAACTGAGCAGATAGTCCTTGCCATATTGGATATTTTGGGACTCCTGCACAAAGCGTTTCGCGGCTTCCTTCACACCGTCCTTATCGACAGCCACCGCGCCGGTGTCAAAGTCAAAGGTGGTCAAACCCATCTCGGCATCAAGGATTTGTTGAGCCAGCGGCCCGCGTGAATTATCCAGGAAGGCGTTTAACGATTCTTCGGTGCTGCCAGGATCACCGCTATCGGCTTCGATCATGCCGTTGATGGTGGCAACCTGTGACGGTTCGTTTGGTATGCTGTGGAAGGGGTTATTATTCGTGCCGTTGAGGGCATCGGATAGGCTGGCCTCGCGGATCATATCGCCAAAGGTGCCATCGGTGTGCTGATGGACAAAATCCGCCAGCGTGACGGATCCGTTTTTGAACGCCTCAAACTTTGCCGGACTGCTGGCAAAACTGGCCTGCTCCTGCTGTCGGCTGGTCGGTAGGCTGTTGAACCAGTCAGGGCCGGTGGTGATGTTGAGTGTGCGCCCCTTGACCTGCACGACGCATGTACAGCGCCCGTTCCAGTGGTCATCGACACGCGGAACGGGTGAGCCTGCATCCCGTTCACCTTCCCAAATCACGGTGCCATGAAGCGCGATACAGGACAAACAGGTTCTGTCATCTAACGCGGCTATCCGTATAACCTGGTCAATAATCGCTGTATTGGCGTTCTGATTGGCGGCTGTGGCATCCCTATAACTGGTGAGCTGTAACGTCCGCATGAGGGTGTTAGCGGTATAGCCTGGCATATTTTCGGTTATTTGCCGGATGCTCGAAGCGGTTCGGAGGGGTGACCAACCTTCGGCAATGCCACGAATGGCCTGATTCTTAACCGTATCGACCACACCCGCGCCATATTTCTCAAGCAGGTTCGCCCACTGGTCAGACGATGAATACTGGATCAACCGCGCCACCGCTTCAGGGTCGGGCTTATTCCAGATGACACCGATTTTCGCAAGCTGTTGGTCAGTCATACCCGGCAGGGCGAGGTTACGTTGTATGCGGGCGGCGGCATCCATGCCAGTCTGCTGCACAGCCTCCGCAGCACCATCGACCACCCGCCCGTTTACATCCATTTTGTCGGATAGGTCAGCCAGTAGGGCGCGTAGTACGGGGTTATCGGCTTTGAGCTTTTCGCCCGCATCAATGAGGCGCTGAACCTCTTTATCTAACTCGCCTAGTCGCTGTTGTATCAAACCGCTGTTTGTACTTCGTGCAACCGCGTTTAATACGGGCTGGGCGGCGTTGTTATAGCCTTTATCCAGCAGCCCGTTAATTAAATCCTGTACTGTGCCTTTTACAGCGGTTTGACGGTTAGCGACCATTTAGGCGTGTACGGTGCTTCCGCGCTTGCAAATCACTTCAACCACGCCGGAGGCCACACCCACAAACAGCACCATGACATAATCGCCTGTGCCGAGGTCTGCCCAGGGCGCGATTCCGCCCGCAGTCAAGGAACACACATAGATCGTGCCAGCGGTGGGGGTTGCGCCGATTTGGATGAACGCGCCGGGGGGAGCGATCAAGAAGGGGCGACCTGATACGGCGTTATCCAGGGCGATGCCTGCACACTGGCTTTCGGTGTCGGTGTCACCATCCGTCAATTTGTAGGTGTTGGTCGTGGTGTCGAGGTAGACCGCCTGGCCTGGGGTGATGGTTGCGCCAGCGATGCCGCGTATTTCACGGTTGCCGCTTACCCAATTCACAGAGGTAGCGGTTATGGAAAGATCAGTCATTTTTAGAGAATCCTCCTAGAGACAACAATTGTTAGCCTGACGATAGGCGGGGCAGGGGGAAAGAACGCACAAGTAAAATCTCTGTGCGTTATCCCACATCCATCATGCAAAAGTTGGGATATTCAAACACTCCGTACGCTTAGAAGGGCTTCGTGCTGTCAGCGGCGTACAAAAAACCACGTTATGGCGCGATGCCAAAAAGGACAAAGGCGCGATGCCTCCAGAAGATACGCAGACGACTGGCGACCAGTCACAAGGGCAGCAGACGGACAGCACGAAGGCAGACAGCAAATATAATCCGGCTTCGTTAGAGGATGCAAATAAGATCATTGCGGCCATCCTGAAACGTTTAGAAGAACGCGAAACAGAGGCCAAACAGTACAAGACTGAACGCGATAATCTGACGAAGGCACAGCGCAAACAACTTGAGGATGATGGCAACTATAAGGCGCTTGCTGACCAAGCAGCGGCAGAAGTGGCCCAACTCAAGGCTTACAAAGAACGGGCCGAATCGCTCGAAACCATCTTTAGAGCAGGGAATGAAGAACGTATTAAAGCCATTCCCGACAATAAAAAGGCACTCGTTCAGCCGCTTGTTGATGTGCTAACACCGGAAAAATTGCATAACTACCTCAATGCTAATCCATCTCTGTTCGTCAAGGAACCGGCACCCGACTATGACGCGGGCAAAGGTGCAGGCAGCGGCGGCAGCCCATTGCCAAAACTGACCGACTTTGAGCGCGAACTAGCGCGGATGACCGGCGTTAGTGACAAAGAATATGCCGAGATGAAACAACAGAAGGGCCAGCCGATAGACTTTGCCAAAAAGGTTTAATGCGGCGGTCATTGGAGGATTAGAAAATGGCAGACACTTCGAAGGGCTTCCGCTATCGCGGGCGGAAATTTGGTGGCGCTCCGACCATCCAGAGCATTGTGTTCAAGGACACGGAAACCATTTCACGCGGTGACTGGGTGAACCTGGAATCCGGTCAACTTGACCTGGGCGCAACCGCTGATACGCTGCTGCTGGGTGTGGCTCAAAACACCAAAGCAGGCACGAGCGCGGTCACGCTCATGGATGTGATTGTGGACGTAGACGCGATCTATGGCGTTTATGATCCAGTGGCCCGCGTCAAAGGTGACACCCTCGACCTTTCCGGCGCAACCGGCGCGCAAACCGTAGCGACCAGCAGCAACAAAGAATTTGTTGTGTGGGCGACCAAAACCGCAGCGCAGGAAACCCTCGTGGTACTCAACACCGGCAAGGGTGTGGAGAATAAGGCGCTGTAGTCCAGCGAGAAGGCGAATAACATCATGATTTTATCTAGCAACTGGGCCGATGCACTTGACCCGATTGTACGCAAGTGGTTTCAGCAGGGCTATATGCGCCGTCCGTCGCTCATCCCGACACTGTTTAATGTTCAAGGTAGCGAACGCAGCTACGAACAGGCCAGCAGCGCGGGCGCGGTAGGTATCGAAGCCTGGGATCAGTGGGAAATTGCAGGCAAGGCCGGACGTGCTGACTTCGATCAGGGGTACAAGAAAACATATACCCACCGGGAATACCCGCTTGAGATCGAAATCCAGCGCAAATTCCTGGATGACAACATGTTCAAGCAAGTCACCGACCCGGTAGTTAAGCTGGGTGATAGTGCCGCGCTCAAACGTGAGGTCGATGCGGCTAGCGTCTTTAACAACGCTTTTAGCTCATCCTTCGTGGGGGCCGATGCCGTTGCGCTGTGCAGCGCGTCCCATCCCTTGTCACCCCAGAAAACCGGCGCTACGCAAAGCAACACCGGCACACTGGCTTTGACGAAGGACAACGTCAAGACCACCCGTGAGGCGATGATGGCCTTTACCGACGACAACACCAACAAGGTAGCCATCACACCCGATTTGCTGCTCGTTCCCCCTGGCTTAGAGGATGAAGCGCTGGCCATCACCAAGAGCCTGCTTGACCCTGACTCGGCAAACAACAAGATCAATGCGCAGTACGGACGCTTTCAAGTCGCGACCTGGCATTATCTGACCGACAGCAATAATTGGTTCATGCTCGACAGCAACTACATGAAGATGTCGGGTTTGGAATGGTTTAACCGTGTACCGCTGTCCATCACGCCGAAAGAGGGCGATAAGACACTGGTGGCCACATGGATTGCTTACATGCGCTACAGTTTTGGCTGGTCAGATTGGCGCTTCTGCTTTGGTCATAACGTCGCTTAGTTTGTGACGTTGTGAAACGACTTTCTATCACCCTGCCCGTGAGGGTAGGGTGATTTTGTACCTGATTGATTAATGAGGTGTAAAGATGCCAGTAACAGGCTTCCCCCAGGGCGTATCGTCCTTTGGAATCCCTGTCATGGGCAGCGGGCCATTTATCCCGCCCACGACAGGTAGTGTGTTTTTTGTCAATTCAACGGGTGGCGTTGATACCAACCCAGGCGGGCGCTCACCCGCGCAACCCCTAGCGACCATCGACTATGCTATCGGCTTGTGTACCGCTAGCAAGGGCGATGTGATTATCGTCATGCCGGGCCATGCTGAATCCATCAGTGGCGCGGGCGCTATTACGTGTGATATTGCCGGTATCGCCATTATCGGCATGGGCTGGGGCAGCCTTCGCCCCACCGTCACTCTGCACACCACTGCCACCACAATTGCCATCACCGCAGCCAACGTGATGATTAAAAACATCCGTATCGCCACCGATGTCGATGCGGTTG